CCGAGAACATCATCACCTCGCTCGAATCCGCCAGCCGCGACCGCAATATCAAGAACGCGCGCATCATGGCGAAATACAACAGCGAGAAGCCATACACCACTGAGGCGTTGACCGCGGAGGGGCTCTCGTGGAAGTCGAATTTTACCACCAAACCTTTGCCGATGCTCATCGACAAGGTCGCGCCGCGGTTTGTGAAAGCAGTGGAGGGCGTGAAATACTACACCAACTCTGCTTTGCCCGACGAAGTCGATGGTAGTGAGGTGAAGACGGAAGCGTTCCGTCGGGAAATCACGAAGACCATCCGCGCGCATCCTGAGTGGTCGAACTTTTGCAATGACCTTGCCCAAGAGAACGCACTTTTCGGATTCGCCGCCGTTGCGTGGCAAGATGAATTTCATTGGATGCCGAAATTCTTCCGACAGGACCAATTTTTTCTCCCATCCGGCACAAAACAGTCTCCCAAAGGCACGCAAGTCGTCGCTCTTCGTGAGCCGTTCCTTCTTCACGAGCTTTTCGAGTTGATTGAGGACAAAACTGCTGCCGAGGCACGCGGCTGGGACGTTGAAGAGACCGTGAAGGCTCTCAATGAGGCAACGCCGCTCAATCGGCGCAGTCAGCAGACGACTTGGGAGCGAATTCACGAAGACATGATTCGGGAATCGAACCTCGGGCTATCGTTTGAAGCGGGTCCGCGCGCCGTCGTGGTCTGGCACATCATGGCCACCGAGATTGATGGGAAGGTCTCTCACTACATTCTCCTCGACAAAACTTTCAAGGTTCTCTTCACGAACGAGGACCAGTATGACTCAATGGCGGACGCGATGGGGCTCTTCTGTTTTCAGCAGGGCAACGGAACCGTGCATGGCAGCAAGGGAATTGGTCGCGAACTCTACGCGATGGCGGGAATTCTCGACCGCTCGCGAAATGAAGTAGTGGACCGGCTGAACCTCGCCGGAAAAATCATCATTCAGGGCGATGACAAGGCGCTTCGTCGGTTTAAGATGTCCGTTGTCGGCAACGCGATTCTCATTGGTCAGGGCTACAACATTTCGGAGCGCGAGATTGAGTCTGGCGTGGAGCCTTTTCTCAAGCTCGACGAATTTTTGACTTCGCTCTTGGACCAGATGGCGGGCGCGACCACGCCAAAGGTTTTCGAGGGAGAGCGCGTCACCAAGGCGCAGGTGGAATTTTTTGCACAGCGCGAAGAGGAGACTCGGGACAGCATCATCGCTCGTTTTCTGACCCAGTTTGCGCGGATGATGACCACCATCCAGAAACGACTTTGCGATAAGCATACTGACGACGACGACGCGAAGGAAATGCAGAAGAGGTTGCTCGAAATCATGTCTCGCGAGGAGCTCGACAAACTCGCCAAGCAACCCGTCGCGGAAACGGTTCGTGATTACACCGAACTTAAGCGCCAGCAGATTGTCGCCATCGCCACAGAGGCGCGCGGAAATCCGCTCTACAATCAGAAGGAACTCGAACTCCAAAAGGTGACAGCGCAGGTGGACGAAGAGTTCGCCAAGAAAATCCTGTTGCCCGACGAAGACCCGACGGTGCTGGCGGAGCAGTCTCGTTTGCAATCGCTCGAACTCTTGCTCATCATCGGCCAGAGCGCCGAGGTTCCGGTGTCTCCTCGCGACAATCACGAAGTTCATTTTCAGGTTTTGATGCCGGTCATGGAGCAGACCGCTCAACAGGCGGTCACAGACCCACACGCGATTCAAACTTTGCACGCGCTTCTCGCGCATGGCGAGGCACACTATAATGCGGCGCTCGCGAGCGGGGCCACCAAGGAGGCGTTGCAACCGGTCCAAGAGATTCTTTCCAAACTTCGGTCCAGTATGGACAAGCTTAACGAGCTTGCCCAACAGCAGCAGGAAGTCAACGCTGCCGCGGATGCCCACGCGCAGGGCGCAGTTCCCGATGGGGAAGTCGGCGCGCTTGATGTCGCCGCTGCCGGTGGCGACCCCGAATCAACTCAGACACTACCAGCAAAACCCGCCTAATGTTTATCCCTACGAACCGCGAGCTACCGGAATGGACTTCGGATGACGCTCTCTCCCTCAAATCATTTCTTGAATCGTCCACGGGCGTAAAGCTCGCGCAGACGCTTTCGTTTCTCGCCCCCACTCTTCTTGACGGCGAGCACAAGAACAAAACTCTCGTGGCGAGCGGAACCGTGAAAGGTTACACCGACGCGATTGAGAATCTTTTTGCACTGCAAACCAGCAGACCAAAAGAAGCCGAACCAAAGTCCGACAATTACCCGTCTCTCGACGATGACTCGAAGTGGACGGAACAGAACGAACCCCCGACCCCAAAACGATAGACCCTATGGCCACCGAAAACACCGACATCTCTAACATTCCCGGAGTGGACACACTCCCGACCACCGACCCAGAAACGTCCTCCGAACTCGACAAGCTGTTGCTTGAGGCGACCGAAGGAAAGGGCGAGGACATCGCCGCCGACGCGCCGCCTGAAGACAAGGTTGAGACGAAGCCCGAGGACAAGAAGGACGACGCCGCGCCTGCCGATAAAAAGGACGACGCTGCCCCCGCGGACAAGAAAGCGGACCCTGAGCCTGACGAACTTGACAAGGTGGAGCTTCCGCAGAACACGAAGCCGAAGACTGGTGAAGCTTTTTCTGAGGTGAAGCGGGTCGCGCGCGAGAAGATTTCTCTTCTGGTCACGAAGACCAAGGAACTCGAAGGCAAGGTTGCCGAGCTGGAGTCCAAGACCAAAGATGGTGGACTCACCCCCGAACTCAAAACGGAACTTGACGAGTTGCGTGGATTCCGCGCCAAGATGGACGTGGAGGCAGACCCGGCGTTCAAAACTTTTGACACGAAGGCCGCAGAAGTCACTGAGTCGATTTACGCCAAGCTCATCGCGGGCGGAGCTACGGTTCCGGTGATTGAGAAAATCAAATCGTTGGGCGGAATCAACGAGGTTAATTGGGAGCCTATCTTGAGGAATCTCCCCGACCAGATTCGCCGTTCTGTAGAGGCAAAGCTTGTGGAGGTTGAAGACCTCGGCGAACGCAAGAACAAAGCCATCAAGGAAGCCAAGGAGAACGCCGGAAAATATCTTGCGCAGAAGCAAGAGCAGAGTGTAAAGTTCAAAGAGATTTCTACGCAGAAGGCGCTCGCCTACGGCGAGAAGCTCCTTGCGGAAACCGAATGGATGAAGCCAAAGCAAGTTCCGTCTGGGGCTACTCCGGCGGAGAAAGCAAAAATTGAGGACCACAACAAGTTCTTGAAGGATGCCTCTACCGCGGTTGCGGAAGCGGCCAAGGACGACTCGCCGGAAATGCGCGCCGCTCTCGGGTTGGGTGTCGCCGAGTTGCTGAAAGTCCGTCGCGACTTTGCGGAACACAAGTCGTCTTCCGAGGCGCAGATTAAGGAGCTTGAAAAGAATCTCAAGGAGGCGCAGACCCTCTTGGAGAAAATCAAGAAGGGCTCCACTCAGCGGTTGCGCAATACTCCGGCCAGCGACGAGCCTACGCACAAGGCTACAAATAATTTGGAGTCTGGTGCGGATGCTATCGACCGGATGGCGCGTGAAGCGGCGGCGGGTGGCGTTCCGGCTTAACCCTACCCATGAAAATTGTCAAACACGGTGTCCCACAAATCCCCAAAGAGAACATGATTGCCGAATGTAGAAAATGCGGGTGCATCTTTCTTTTTGGAGAACACGAGAGTAAACGACTATCCAACAATGGCGGCGGAAGTGTTTATTTTGCGAACTGTCCAGAGCCTTCTTGTGATGGTCAGGGAGAATTCGATACCGGGTATCCGGGAAATACTGACCGGGATCGAGAATGTAACCTCCGGGTGTGTATTCGTCAATCTTTGTTGCGTGAGGCAGTATGTCCTACCTCACAGAATTAGTTCTTGCCAAAGTCCGCAGCCTTCCCTCTTCGGAGGCGGCTGCGGCCTTCTTTGAAGTCTCGGAAGCTCTCGTCGCACAGTGGGAGAAGGGCAGCAAAGCGGTATCTCTCGCCGCGGTGGAGAAAGTCTTTGACCCGGGTGCAATGCCCGGGATGGAGATGGTGGAAGAGGCACGATGGGAAGGCAAGTCGGTCTGCCTGATGATGCCCAGCTACAAGACCTCAAACCCGCGGACGACGTTCGCGCTGATGAGTATGCTGGACCGCACGAAGATGGCAGTGATGCTGGACTTCGGCGACGCCTTCATCGCGCACTCTCGAAACAAGCTCGGGGATAACTTTCTCAAAACAAACATTGAGTGGGCCTTCACTGTTGATGACGACATGATTGTGCCCTTCGGAAATGCACAGCTTTTCAACACTTTTACTCGCTTTGATTTCCCTCCCGCTTCCGCCGGATTGCACACCATCAATCGACTTCTGTCGCATGGCAAGAGTTTGGTTGGTGGCTTATATTTCGGTCGTTGGGCTCACGGTAAACCGGTTTATGCCGAAGGCGCTGAGGACAAAATTGAGGAAGCCTACGCGCGCCGCGCGCCCCACAATGTCTGCAAGCCGACCAAATGGGTTGGGACGGGATGTCTCCTGATTCACCGGACGGTTTTTCTCGCTATCGAAAAACGGTTCCCCCATCTCGCCCGCAACTCGAAGGGTGACTACGGGCATTGGTTCACCAGCAGCGAGCATGACCTGAAGGACGCGACGGAAAAAGCACTGTCGATTTTGAATGACGACGCGACCAGTGAGGCGGCTCGAATTACCGAGGCGAAGAAGCTCATCATTTATGGCCGCGAGCAATCGCGATGGCACTCGGGACTCGGGATGGGCGAAGACGTGACCTTCTGTGTTCGTGCCCGTCAGTCGGGTCATATTCCACACGTTGACCTTGGGGTGGTCTGCGGGCATGTCGGAGACAAATGCTATGGCCCAAGACCAACCAACTAAGATTCTCCTCGCCCTCCAATTTTGGAAAGGCGACCAAGCCCAAGCGATGCGCGTTGCGCGTCTCATTGCGGACCTTGAACCCCGTCACTCTGAATTCGCCGACTTTCTTTTCGTCTCGCGGTTCGACTGCGAACAGGATTTGAAAACGGTGGAGTATGTTTCGACCAAATTCAACACTCATACCTACGTCAACCGCCATCGGCGCGGCACCGGCTGGCCGCATGGTTGCAATGACCTTTGGTTTGGCACGATGGACCACGTCTATTCTTTTTCTGAAGCGAAACGGTTTCCTCCCTATAAAGCGGTGCTGACGTTCGAGGCGGACTCCTGCCCGTTGGTTCCTAACTGGCACCGAGAGCTTTCCCGCGCGTGGGACCAGATGGCGGCTCCAAAAGACGTGAAGATGTTCGGTGCTCGTGTGGAGCATCCGCTGCCGCACATCAACGGCAACGCGATGTTCAGCGCCGACCTCAAGTATCTCTACTGGATTTCTCGACTCATCGGCGGATGCGACCCGACAAAGGGCTGGGACTTCATTCTCGCGCGCGATTTTAAGCGTGAGGGGTGGGCCGATTGCCCCATGATGAAGAGCCACTGGCAAAAGAAGACGATGGGCGATGAAGAAGTGAATGCGCTCCGCAGTGCCGGGATTGTTTTCCTCCACGGGGTCAAAGATGACTCAGTGATTTCCCACATGCGGAAAAAATTCGTCGGCGGTTGACATTCGTCGGGTGTCTGACACTTCTTAGGTTGGAACTAAAGAATCTCCCGCCCCGTTCCGGGTAGGACTTTGGGCCTTATTGCTTCGGATGGCCCGCGAAGCAAGGTCAGTCGCAACTTTTTGCGGCAAAAGTCTTTAACCCGGATTCCGTCAATGTGACGTGGTCCATTTCCAATAGGAAATCACATGCCCGGTCAGTGTCTTACTCCCGCGACTCTCAGCGACATCGCTCGCAAGGATACCTCGCGTCTCACTGGCACGATTGCGAAAGCTCTCGCTGCCAACTCCCCATTCATCAACCTCATCGGTGGCGGAACTTTTCCGTCTGGCGTTTCGGATGAAATCCGCACGTCTGTCCAGATGCAGGCGGCTCCCGGCGATTCACTCGCTCTGCCGACCTTCGTTTGCGATACTGAACTCTGCGGCACCGTCGGTCTTCAGGACCTCACGGACGCTGTGGACTTCACCGCTCGGCTCGAATCGAAGCGTGGCTTCGGTCCTCGCGTCTGCGTGAAGAAAGGTTACGCGGCTTTCAAATCGAGCTACCTCGCGGCTGAGGATTCGATGAAGAAGCTCGTCACTCAGTATATCAACTCCGACATTCGCGCGCAGCTTTACCTGCGTTCGGCCTCGAAGTTTAACGCCACTGCCGGTTACGACTTCACCTCCCTGTTCACGGGCGGTAACGAAACTGACGTGGGCGTGAAGTTCACCCCGCTGAATCCCACCGGTCCGGTTTCTTTCAAGGCTGTGCATACCATTGCCCGCTACCTGAAGGAAGCTCTGTTCGCTGAGACGTTCGGCGAAGGTCAGAAGGGCATGTTCCGTTTCATTGGCAGTTCCGACATCGTCGAGAGCTTCCGCGCTGAAACGGGTGTCAAGGATGCCATCTGTTGCTTGGCCAGCGGTTCTTTCCGTTTCGGCGAGACTGCATTGATGGGTTACAGCTTTGAGGAAGCCGGTGCCTATCGTGGTATCAGCCTCGCGGTTGACCAGCGCCCGCTCCGCGCCTCGGCCATTTCTGGCTCCGGTGTCCCGACTCTCGTGGACCCCGTCGTCATTGTGTCCAACGCGAGCAAGAACACCGCCTATGCCAAGGTCAATCCGGCATGGCTCTCCGCGCCTTTCGAGATTGCATTTCTCGTGGCGGACAACTCCTTCAACCGGCTTGTGCCTGAGCGGTATGTCGGGGAAGGCAGCTTCAAGTTCAGCCCGCAGTTGCACATGGGCGAACTGGACTGGCACTACATTCAGGACAACGACTGTAACGTCTTCGGTGACTTCGGTTGGCACAAGTATCAGATTACTCGCGCCTACCAGCCGGTGCGTCCGCAGCACGTCGTTCCGATTATCTATCGCCGCTGCCAAGCTGACCTCGGTCTGCCCGCGTGCGATGTGACGGCTCCGTCCAGCTATACTGGCGGCGACCAGTTCGCGACTGTCGGAGTTTGCTAATCAACCTGACTGAGAAGTCGGCGGGATAAACCCGCCGACTTCTGGTCTAACCCAAAATCACCATGACATACGCTGACGCTCAAACTGCCTTGGAGGCGCTCTGCACCACTCGTAGCATTCCCGCTGCGGAAGGACGGTCGCTCTCCGAACTTCTCACGTTGCTCATTGCCAGCAATCCTCCCACGGATTTGAACGAAGGGACTGCCTTCGACATTTCTCTTCGGGACGCCCTCGGCATCACTGCCTAATCGGTATTTGGTTCGTAGGGAAATGGCCTCCGGGAAGGACTTCCGGGGGCCATTTTTGAATCAGAGAATATGGCTTTCGATACTACCGCTCCCCGTCGCGACGATTCTTACAACAACTCGTTGTTCAAGCTCGCGCAGTATTACCACACTGTTTGCCCTGCGTCCGACTCCCAGCCATTCCTGAAGGACTCGGACCAAGTCCTGCTCATCAAAATTCTCCGCGCGGTCAACGCCTGCGGTCCTTTTTCGGGGGTCAACTAACATGTTTTCGGACACTTCACCAACACTCACGGATTCAGAGAATACGCTCTTCTTCAAATGGGCGCAATTGGTCAATACTGCCGAACCTTTGGCGGGGGCTCCCATAATGGGGGATTCCGACAATCAGCTTCTTCAAAAAATTTGCCGCGGGTATAGCGCCAACTGTCCGGCGGCGGACGCGGCCCCCAAGGCGGGCGACTCGGATGAAATTCTCCTCGCCAAAATCCTCAAATGCACCTTTGTATGTCCAGCAGCCTAAAAGAACACATCCAAGTCTCCTTGGCCGCGATTTTTGGTATCGGCTCCCCGGGAATCAATCATGTCCTCGAAGTCGCGGAGCCAATTATACAAGTGGCGCTCACCGTTGGGCAATTGGGAGTTGCCATTGTCACAATCCTTTACATCTATCGTAAGTGGAAACAAGCGGCGAAGAAAATTCGTCGTCCGCGAAAATCCAAAGATGAAACTCCCTAATTTTTCCTGACTATGAGTTGCGATTCTTGTGGAGACCGAACGAACGCCTGCGGGTGCAATCCTTGTGAAGCTTGCCCGGCGAACAGCGCCGCGGTGGAAACTCTTCCTTCGCAGATTGAGAATTTCTCGGTGCAGTTTTTCGGAGTCGTGACCAAGACTGAAGTGGACGGCGTTGTTACGTGGAATCTCCCGTGCTCGCTCGACATCGGTCTTCCGGGTAATCCGCGTGGCGATACTGAAGGGCTCGCCTGTTATTTTCTGCGGTTGTTTGCCGAGGGAATCCAAGGGCTTGTGGGACCTAAGGGCGACACGGGCGAGCAGGGAGCCGCGGGTCACAACGCCTACACGATTACCACGTCGGCTTTTGTGGCCCCGACGGAAGCAAATCCGACGGCGCAGTTCACCATTATCCCGTCCCCGGTGATTTCCGTTGGACAGACGATTTTCATTCCCGGCGTCGGCTGGTTGGCGGTGTCCCAGATTTTTCAGGACACCACAGTTTTTGCATCGCTCATCGAATCCATTCCGGTCCCTGATGCGGTTATCAACGCCGGAACTCTGGTGCTTCCCACGGGCCCGCGGGGGCTCTCTATCAAGGGCGATACTGGCGCGACAGGTTTGACTGGTGCGCAGGGCGCGCAAGGCCCCACGGGTCCTACAGGTCCAACCGGTGCCGCTGGTGCGGTGGGCGCGACGGGCGCGACGGCCACTAACAGCAACGCGGAGATTGTCGGGGGTTCCTCGGACTACACCCTTACGGCGTCCTATGCAAAGGTTGATTTCGGGGCAACCGATTTAGAGGCCACTCTTGCGCTGGCGGGGACGTATCTGTTCATACTTCAGGTTTGCGGACTTCAGAATTCGGGGGCTACGAAGGAATGGGACTTCAAACTATTCAACTCCACTCAGGGTCTCGACGTGACAAATTCTGAGGCGTTTTTTCGGCACGAGGCATCGGCGTTCGTCGTCACGATGGCCTTCTTTTCGGTGGTTACGACTTCCGTGGTGAATGATGTCATCCAGTTCTACGCTCAGTCCAGTTCGGCGGCGGCGACTCAGACCATCAATTCAATTGGCTCGAAATTGATTTACATTCGACTCGCGTGAATAGTTTTCCCGTAATCTCAGACTCCAACAACGACCTCTCCTGCGAGGAGTGTCCGGGCGGTCAGAGGTTGCTTCACCGAGTTCCACGGTCTCCGGTGACTAGACCAGTAACGAATCCCGGGAACGACGATGTTCTTCAGGATGAAGCGGGATTTCCGATTCTTGATGAAGTCACCGCCAATACGATTTTCGATACCTACCCGCACACTCTAGTTTGATATGGCCAAGACAACTGATTACGCCGAAGAGACCACGCCACTACCGGACGGATTTTTGTTCATGGCGGTGAAGCAGCCAGACGACAGCTTCATCACTAAGAAAATCACGCCGGACAAACTCGGGGCTCAGGGTCCACTGGGTCCACAGGGTCTTCCGGGACCCACCGGGCCAATGGGCGCGGGCCCTACTGGTCCCACCGGACCGACGGGTGCCGCGGGTGCCGCGGGTGCCACGGGTGCCACGGGTCCAACTGGCGCAACTGGGGCGAGTGGTCCAACTGGTCCGAATATCACGGAGCTTGTTCAGAGCCGGGGGGCGGCGATTGAGTATTTCGACGACTACGCCCTTGGGTCGATTTCAACTTTTGACAAAGGGTGGGGGTGGGAGGATGATGGAGTCGGGACGGGAAGTCCGGGACCTTCTATCGTTTCGAGAACTCATGCCGATGGTCGAACCGAGAATCGGATGGCGCTGTTCTCAGGACGACAATACGGTCGTCGGATGCCGTGGGGAGGCAAGTGGAACCGGCTCAAGATTGTGCTGATGCTCCGCATCAATACAGTGGCGAGCCTCACCACGGTCAACGGATATTTCGGGGTTTGTAACGGGACTACAAACATGGTGGGGAGCGCGACTACCAACAATTTTATCGGTCTTCGGACGGGGGATGGAACCGGAGGCGGGACTTACTCCGTCGGGACGGCATCCGAGTATGTGAACATGCCGGGTTGGCGGTTTGTGTCCCGTCGTGTGACCACCACGACGGACATCGGGGCGGGGGGTTCTGGACATCATATCACCGCATCCGAGGGATTTCTTACCCCGCTAGTCTATGAAGTATCCCGGCCAGTTTTTTCAGGGGGAGGGTCGGTGACTTATACCCATAAGGAGGTTTCATGTGCCCCCTCTTTGGTGGAATTCTCGAATTCCAAGGAAACCGTGAACCGTCTTCTGGATGACGTGGCGGGCACTACCGCTAGCCAATCTCAGGCTGACACGGCCATTGTGGGAAGTTCGGGGACGCTTGGCGCGGCCTTCGATGAGAGCGCGGGAGTTTTTGATACAGTGAACTTCATGTGGGATGAATTTGAAGTGTTGGAGATTGCGGCGTTTGGAGTTCGGAAAATTTACTGATTTATGGCTGACAAATATCCTATCGACCTCGGCTCAAAGCCGATGAATGAACCGACGCTCGCGAAGAGTAGTCTCTCGAAAGAGAAATACTATCCGTCGCTTCACCTTGAGTGGCCTGACGACTACGACTTCCCCGACTCGGGGACGATGGAAGTTACCTTCGTCAAGACGGGTGAGACGAAGACGACTCACAACGGGAAAACCCGTTACAACGTGACCCTCGAAATCAAGTCCATCGAATCCGTGGAGGAAGGCGAGGAATCTGACGAGGAAGAGTCGGACGAGCCAAAGGACAAGAACGAATCGACCGGCGACCGTCTCGACAAGATGGCTAAGAAAGCCACGGAGGAAGGGGACTACTAATGTTCCTCGCAGAAGACATCGTCGAAGAGGCAGAAACCATTTTTGGTTTTAGCAAGCCCGCGAAGCTTTACCGCTGGATTACTGATGCGGTCGAATTACTCGCGCAGAAGGGCGAGATTGACCCGCTCGTCGGCTGGGTGGACTTGTGCGTCGATAGCGGCTGTATTACTCTTCCGCGCGAGATTGAAACTGTTCTGGCGTGCAACATCGGCGGACGCCCGGCGCTCGGCCACGACCAACTTTTTTCGTTCCATCTGAACGGTCCCGGCGACTTTAACAAGCGTTGCGACTATACTTGGATGGACGGTGGGAATTTTCCCACGTATCGCGACCTAAAGTGTCCCTCGAAGCTCGTCGCCTTTTTGGATAATGAAGCGGACGCGGGGAAGGTCCTCCGTGTCTTCGGATACGATGACCAGAACCGTCCGCTTCGCACGTCAGTCAATGGAGTGTGGGAAGACGGGTATCGGGTCCCGACGATTTTCGGGTATGCGTTGCCTGAGTCGGGTGCGCCGACTATCTCGCGCATCACGGATGTTGTGAAAGACCCGACGATTGGAAACATCCGGCTTTCCAGCTTCGACAGTTCGACTTTGTCAGGCACGCTTCTGGGGGTTTTTGAACCCGATGAGACTGTCCCGAAATATCGTCGATTGAAGGTCTCGAATGGTTGCTCGTGGGTTCGGTTGCATTACCGGAAGCGCACCGCGGAAGTTCGCAGCGCCAAGGACCGAATTCTTTTGCACTCGCGCCCGGCTCTCATCCTCGCGATGCACGCGCTGAAATTTTATCGGGACAGTGACCTTGCTAACGGCAACGCCTACGAGGCGAATGCCACACGACTCCTCACGGAGCGAGAGGGCGCACTGACCAGCCCGGTTGGTAGTCCGATTCAGGTGGAAGACCGAAATTCCATCATGGACAAAGGGGATGCTTGGGTCGAGTGACCCGGAAAGGAAACATGGCAAGTCAAGAACAGAATCATGCAGCGGATAGCGGGGCAACTCGTGCCGAAGGCGGTCCCTTCGATTACAGTGCCGCACAGGACGAAGAGAAGCGCCGGATGAAGGAACTGAAGTCTCACGACAATCAGAACCATCGTTGCGACTGCGACCGTCAGGAATAATGTCCACCCCCCGTATTGAAGATTTTGACATCCGGTTTCTGGCAGGGATGGAATCCCTGACGGAGCCCGGAACTTTGGAAGCCGAGTTCTATGCGCGAAGCATGAACACGGTGAACCGGGGCGGTGTGCTTCAATGTCGCCCGGGCTACCGGTGCAAGTTTGTTGCCCCGGCAGGGAATCTTCAGGGCGGGATTGTGTTCCGGCCCAAACAGGGGATGGAAGTCATCCTCTTCGCCGTGGAGGGATTGCTATACGCGAGCAGCTATCCCTATACAGAATACCGTCAGGTTCCTGACGTGTCTTTTTCCCCAACGGCGAGACAGCTTTTTTTCCAGCAGACAGAGCAATCTGTCATTCAGAATGACGATGGGTCGCTTACGCTCATCACTCCCAAAAACATCGTCATCGTGCAGGATGGTGGGCTCACTGCCCCCGTCGTTTATGACGGAACCAAGGGAGAGCATCAGCGCGGGGCCGGAAAAATTCCTCTCGGGGGTGCGATGGCGTGGTCGGGAGACCGGCTCTGGGTTGCACGCGGCTCGTTCCTGTATGCTTCGGACATCTCGAATCCAGTATCCTTCACAGAGCCCTTGTATTTCTCGACCGTCAGAGCGTTTGTTCTTCCCGCCCCAATCACGGCGCTAGCGGAAATTCCCAATGCGGAGATTGCTCAGTTGCTCGTATATACCGAGGGCAACACGTCGTTGATTCAATCGGGGATTCGTGACCGGACTACTTGGAATTCGGTTCCGAATTTCCAGCGAGTTCTTCTCCCGTCTCTCGGATGCATTTCGGAACGGTCTGTAACGGCTCATTTGGGCAAGCTTTATTGGTATTCCACCTTCGGTCTCACCTCGCTGGACTCGGCGCTCCTTACCCGGCAAACGTCGGTGATGCCATATCGGGACAATGAGATGGCAGATAGCAAATCCCGGTTATCTCCCGACATGACGGGGATTGCCACTGCTTTTTTCGAGAACTATCTTTTGGTCAGTGTTCCGTTTGAGGACAAGTTCAACCGGCATACGTGGGTCCTCGACGAAGCGCCGCTACAGCGCCTCACGGGGCAGTCTCAACCGGCATGGAATAGCTTTTGGACGGGGACTCGTCCGGTGCAGTGGCTCTACGGAAATTTCAACGGACAGAATCGTATCTTCCATTTCTCTCGGGATTATGATGGAAACAATCGGTTGTGGGAGGCATTCTCCCCGGACCGCTTGGATGACGGATGCCCGATTACATGGTATGTGGAGACGCGCGCGTTCGACAGCGGGCTCCCACTCCGCAAGAAAAAGTTTCGTTATGCGGACATTGCCATGTTGGAACTGACCGGTGAGGTGGATGTCGCGGTGTTTTGGGCTGGGAGTTCGCGCGGGAAATATAAGAAGGTTCTTCAGAAACGAATCCGCGCTTCGCGGGGCTCTCTTCGTTCAGGCGAGACTATCACCGCGGATACGCTTCTCTACGCGCTGAAGAAACAGATGCGCAATCTGCGAACGCAGGACGCAAAGGAAATTGCTCTCGGGGAGACTCAGCGTTCCGATAACGTGGAGGATGACGACGTGGAATTCATCGACGAGTCATTTCAGCTTTTGATTGTTGGCTCGGGCCCGGGAGCGGTGCAAGGGTTGCGATACTTTTTGGAGCCGCCCGAAGGAGTCCAAGGCGCGGTGGGTCCGAACAAAGAACTTTCAGGTCGCGTCGAGAAAGATGAGACCGAAGAGAACTTCGTTCGGTTCGACGGAGCATCGGCAGAATCTCATGTCTTCAAGGACGCTCTCGCGGCGCTTTCGACGGACATCCCGCGCTTTGTGTCGAACACGAGCGTCACGGTCACTCAGAGTGGATTCACGGCGACTGCCAGCGGGAGCGGAGAGAGTGTAATTTCCCAGATGAACGCGGACCGAATTGCGCAGGTCACGGCGACCAAGAAAGCTGTGTCGGAGTTGCAGCAGGTCTTGCCGAAAATTGTCAGTGTTGGTCTCGCACTCGCATGAAGCCTTTTCGCAGTCTCCAAGCCATAACGCGCCGGGCGTTGCGAATCAATTATTTTTCGCCGCTCGTGTGCCAGATTCTCTCGTCGTCCTCGGGGAGCGGGGCCGGAGTCTCGGCTACGTTGGATATTCTGCCTGCCGAACGTCGCGCGGGCCCGGCATCGCTGACTTTTGAAATTGTGAGTTCGACCGAAGTGCTGTTGACTTGGACTACGAAGGACTACATCTATTCATATATCGTCTATCGTGCGACCAATCCGGCGGGTCCATTCAGCGTCGTGACATCGAATGTCATTGACGACCATTTTACGGATACCCCGGCACCGGGGACCTATTACTACAAAGTGACTGGCATTGAACCGGACTTTGGTGAAACCTTTGCATCTCCGGTTGTCGGACCCGTGACGCTACCTTAATTTATGGCACTCAATAAAACCAATCTGGTCATTGTCTCCGCTCCGCTTCCCGCGGACTTCGAGGGGACGCCGCAGGAACTCGCTGAGGCGATGATTGAGCGGATGGAGATTCAGTCTCCCATCGGCACAAACTTTTTCATTGTCGGTGACGTGGAGCCCTCAAGCGACCAAGGCCCGTGGCTCAAGAACGGCGACCGATGGTATGTCTTCAGCCAGACCGAGGGAGAATATGTCCCGATTAACATCGACGACTCTCTTAGTCTGTTTACCGTCGGGGAAACCTTTCCGGGCCAGCCCGGGGTCAATGACCCGTTGCTATTTCTCCGCACGTCCAGCACGCGCGGAATCGGATGGTATGGTTGGGATGGTTCTTCGTGGCGGTCTATCAATGACCTTCCAGCGTCGGGAACTACGGCACTCCGTCCGGCGTCTCCGGTTGAACTGGAGCAGTATTGGGACACCGACATCAACACTCTGATTCACTGGGAACGCGGTCTGTGGCGAACCGTTTCGGGCACGCCCGGCGATGTCAAGTTTGTGGCTCTTGGGTTGCTCTCTGCGGCGCTCGCGGCGAACCCCGGGTGGATTTATCTCGGGCGTGATGACCAGTCGGTGCGCGGCAAGGTTATCGGTATCGCTAGCGAGGACGGCGTGGGCACCGAATCGGTCTTTGCCACCGACACGGGAATTTCGGCTCGCCCCAGCGGGAGTCAGGACGGCGAGGAGACTCATATTCTCGCGTCGGACGAAATTGAGCAGCACACTCACTTGATGGGTCATGCGACCCTGTTGAACTCGGACAATAACATTCAGCTTCATCGGGTGGATGATGCCGAGGTTCTGGCCATTCCGGCTCCGGGACCGTTCAATTACTTTGAGGTTCGCGGCGAGGGCTCCACAAATGGAACTCACACGGGCACTGCGGGCGACGGTAACGCGGGCACTGGATTGGTGACTAGCAAGCAGTTGAGCAAGACGGCGGCTCCATCAACCAATTACACTGAATTGGCTGTGGCGCACAACAACATGCAGCCGACGGTCTTCTTTTGGGCCTTGGTGAAAGTGTAATTGACATTGAAGGGTTTACACACTCTTCTTTGATGATGAACCTACGCATCGAAACACTGGATGATTTTTTGCCCGACCCGCTGGCCTTCCGCGAGCAGGCGTTGAAAGAGAAGTTCTATGACATCCGCGGCCCCGACGGAGAGATGTATCGGAACATCCACGTGCGACCCTCTGACGAGTTAGCTGGGTTGATGTCGGAACGGCTTGGGAAGACTGTGAGGTGCGGATACTCTCTGCTTCGCGTGAACTTCGCCGGAGATTTGCCGAACCATGCGATTCATACCGACAACGGGTATGACCGGTTTGCGGCGATTTTGTATTTGAGCCGTCCCGCCGATTGTGTGGGTGGCACGGCGTTTTGGAAGCATAAGCAGTATGGGTGGACGAACTGGCCCGACGCGGCAGCGATGCGTCGGACGTGCAAGAAGCCCGAGAAGATTGTGGCCCAGCTTCAGTGTGAAGCGAACACCGATAGTGCGTGGGAACAGACGCATCTTGCGGAGATGAAGTTCAACCGCATGATTGTCTATCCGACAGACCAGTTTCACTCGCGGTTTCCGTTCTCGGCGTTCGGGACGACGATGGAAGACGCGCGCCTGATTTGGGTCAGCTTTTTTTCTGTCGTATGATTGAACTGGATTCGGACTCGTTACACCGCATTGACGAAATTGGACAGGCGTTCGCGAAAGAAGCGGACTACCCGGGCGGGTGGAGCTTTCCGTCATTTTTGAATCTGTGGTCCGTTCTTCT